TATATGCTTAGAAAAATTGAACCTGAGATTATGAAGTTGGACAATTCTTATGATTTAATTCGTAGAGTTAATCAAAGGTTAAAAAAATATCATTACGCAAGAATTGAGATGTTTTTACATCTATATAACGATTCTCAAAAGAAAGGAGCATAAAATGAATAACTTAAAAAGAAGAAAACTAAATACATTATATCTTGTGTTAACAACAATAGCTATTTGCACAGCGATAATGACAAGCATTGAATTTACAAGGATTTTAGGAATGCTATTGTGCATTTTAATGATGATATTTGTTCAATTTGATGAACGTAGTGAATATGCATTTCCAGATCCAGACAGTGAAGAAGATATGGAAGGAGAATAAAATGAGAGGATTTGAACTTGTAAAAGGATATGATGGAAAACTACCTGTAATTGCGAATGTAGGTGATGGTGGTGCGGATTTCTACACGGCAGAAAGAATAGTCTTGAGACCAGGAACTATTAACAACTTAATTCCTACAGGAGTTAAAGCTTATATGAAGGATGGTGAGGTGCTACTGTTATTCGCTAGATCCAGCATGGCAAAGAAATACGGACTGAGAATGAGTAATAGTGTTGCTGTTATCGACAAAGGTTTTTACAACAATAAAAGTAACGAAGGGCATATTACTTTTCTATATGACAACATTACTGATAAAGAAGTGATTATTGAGAAACACACAAGAATAGGTCAAGGAATATTTATGCAGTTTTTACCGATTGACAATATAGAAGTGCTGTCACAAGAAAGAACTGGTGGATATGGTAGTAGTGGCAACAAATAATAAAAAAATAGCCGTTAAAACAACGACTATTTACACAAATATACAATTTTAAAATAACATATTTAGGAGGAAAAAGCAAGTGACGAAAGATAATATTAACCCTAATCATTATAAGATAGGAAATTTTGAAATAATAGATTTAATTCAAGATGTAGTAGCGGATTTTGGCAGTGTGTGTCAAGCTAACATCTTGAAATATGGAGTAAGAGCAAACAAAAAGCACGATGAACCGCAGGACGACATCAAGAAGATAATAAGATACTGTGAGTTTTGGTTAAATGATCTGGAAGGTTTAAAAGCGAGTGAGAAGCGTTCTGAAGAAATAGCTGCGTTTGATAAGTTAAACGATTTATTAAATGTTCAAGAGAAAGAGTTTGTTAAAGATCAAGATATAAAATGCATCGTGTTAGACGGTGAAAAAGTATCAGAAGAAATAGTAAAAGATTTAATCAATAGATTAGGAACGTTAGCTTGTGGAGAATAAAGAAATAGTTTTAAACGAAAGAAAAGAGGATAAATAAGATGGAAATTAGAATTGATGAAAGATTAGTAGATGTATTTAATGAAGTGGTAGAAAAAGATGCATCACTTTTTGATGGAAAAACGGATATAGAAAAAGCTACTAATAGTATTTTAGGTAAATACTTATGTTTTATTTTTAGTAAAAAGGAGAATCTATTATCTCAAAAATCAATGGATAATTTATTTGATTTTGTTGTCGTTGATGAAGGTATGACTAATGATAATAGCACTAATGAAGAAGAAATAGCAATAAAACTTTTATTAAAATTATTAGTGAAGAATGCAGGAAAATAATCTATGGAGAATAAGCAATACACAGAACAAATAGAGGAATTAAGATTTGTAAGCAATAAAATATCTGATATTCTTGATTGCAACAATTTCGATTCATTAGAACGAAGAAGATTAAGAGATGCTCAAGATATTTTAGATAACAAAGTTTATGTAATGGAGGATTTTAAGAATGAGGAAGAATACTGGAGTTAATTTAACTCAAGCAATAAGAAATTATATTTATACTAATCCTGGATGCAGTAAATATGATTTAGTTAATGATTTAGGTTTTCCTTATGACAAAATGAGAATGCCTTTAAACAGATTAAAAAATAATGGTGAAATTTTAATTGAAGATGGTAAATATACAGCTTTGGAAAGCATAGCATTTTTGAAAGATTATAACCATTCTTCAGAGGAGTTCTCAAGAAGAGGATATTTGAAGAAATTAGTTGATGTTGTTATAGAAAATATTCAAGAATGTACAGATCATAATATAAAAATTCAGTATATTCAAGAAGGTAGAAGATTATTAAAAGATTTAAAATAGGAGATTAAAAAATGAAATTAATAGTAAATGCAAATGTGTCAATCACAAATAAGGACGATATCCTTTTATTAGATGAAATTATAGCTAAATATGGAAATGGTGTTGAGAATGTGGCGGTTAATGTGGAGCCAATTAAAGATTCTCCTGTGCAACAGACTCAAGTACCAACTCAACAAACTGTACAAACAGTACAAACTCAACCAGTTCAATCGGTACCAGTACAAACAGTACCAACTCAACAAACAGCACAAACTGTACAAACTGCAGTACCTGTTGCTGAAAAAACCTATACTTTAGAAGATTTACAACGTGCATCAAGTACTTTAGTTCAAGCAGGTAAAATTCAACTTTTACAAGGCTTATTACAAGAGTTTAACTCACTAGCCCTTACAACATTACCTGTTGAACAATACGGAGCTTTTGCACTGAGATTAAGAGAATTAGGAGCGGCTATCTAATGACAGAAATTAACCATAAAGAAAGGGCTCATGCAAAGCTTAGTGCTAGTGGTGCCAGTAGGTGGGCCACCTGTCCTGGTAGCGTTCAAATGGAGGAAGGTATTCCAGACACTGAGTCTGTATATGCAAAGGAAGGAACATTGGCGCATGAATTAAGTGAACTTAAGTTAAAGCATTATTTAGATTCAAAAGGCTTTGGTAAGAGAAAGCTTAATGCAGCAGTTAAAAAGATAAAAGAAGATGAATTATATCAAGCTGAGATGGATGGGTTCACAGACAATTATGTTGATTTTATAAAAGAAAAAGCTTTAAGCTTTCCATCTAAACCTTATATTGAGATTGAAAAAAGAGTAGATTTTTCTAGTTGGGTTCCTGGAGGATTTGGGACTTGTGACTGTATTTTAATTCACGGTACTACACTTTCTATTATCGACTTGAAATATGGAAAAGGTGTTCCTGTCTCAGCTGAGAAAAATGAACAATTAATCTTATATGCACTTGGTGCTTACAATGCATTTAGCTTAATTTATGATATCAAAAAAATTGAAATGAATATTGTGCAACCACGATTAAATAACTATTCAAGTTGGGAAGTTGACCTAACAGAATTATTATTGTGGGGCGATTACTTCAACGTTCAATCAAGTAAGGCTTTAAGTGGAACAGGTGACTTAGTGCCATCTGCTAAGGCTTGTAAATTCTGTAAGGCCCGTGATATTTGTTCGGCCAGGGCGGAGAATAATTTATCTCTTGAATCGGAAATACACTTGAATCCTAATGAAATTCCTAGAGATAAGTTATTCGAATATATTTCACGAGGTGAAGACATAGCGAAGTGGGTCAACGATTTAAAAGCATATGCATTGAATCTATGCTTAACTGGTGAAGATGTTAAGGGACTAAAAGCAGTAGCTGGAAGAACTTCACGCTCTTGGACTAATCAAGATGAGGCACTTAAGAAACTAATTGATGGCGGTATTGATGAAGCAATAATCTTTGATAAAGTACCGTTGACTTTGGCCAAACTTGAGAAGGCCCTTGGAAAAGAACAATTTAATAATTTAGTAGGTGATATGGTTGTCACAAGTACAGGCAAACCTACATTAGTATTTGAAAATGATAAAAGACCTGCGATTACTGATACAGTAAAAGCAACAAGTATTTTTAAACCAATAAATTAAACTAATAAATTAAAACAGAAATTAAGGAGATTTTAAAATTATGACAAATGAAACAACAGCAGTAGTACAAAATGTGAGATTAAGTTATGTAAATGTATTTAAACCATACTCAAATAATCCCGATTTACCGCCCAAATATAGCACTACAATTTTATTACCGAAAAGCGATTTAAATAGTAAGCAAAGATTAGATGCAGCAATTCAAGCTGCGGCTCAAAAAGGATTAAATGAGAAATGGAACGGTGTAATGCCTCCTGTAGTTGCTAATCCTATTCATGATGGTGATGGAGTGAAGCAAGATGGAACACCTTTCGGTGATGAATGTAAAGGTTGTTGGGTTTTTACAGCCAGTGCAAACGCTGATAGACAACCTCAAATTGTAGATCAAAATGTTCAACCTATCTTGAATCAATCTGAAATTTATTCTGGAGTATATGCGAACGTAGCTATTAATGTATTCCCTTATATGCATACAGGGAAAAAAGGTGTTGGATTTGGGCTTACTCACATTCAAAAAGTTAGAGATGGTGAAGTCTTAGGTGGTGCTCCAGTATCTGCAGATAAAGTATTTAGTGCTTTAGGTGGTGCATCAAATCCTAATCCATTCCCTAATCCGCAACAAGCACAACCTGTACAGCAGTATCAACAACCAACTCAACAAAATTCATTTGGTGTAGATCCATTAACTGGACTTCCACTTTAATATTAATAAATTACTAAGGGGGGGTTATCCCCCTCCTAAATTTTTAGGAGGACTATATGCAACATTTAAGTATTGATATTGAAACACGAAGCAGTGTGAATATTTCTAAATGCGGGGCTTACAAATATGCTCAATCTGAAGACTTTGAAATTTTGCTATTCTCTTACAAACTTAATGATTCGGAAGTTAAATTAGTTGATTTAAAACAGGGTGAGAAAATTCCAGATGATATCGTTGCTTTATTAAATAATCCTGACTGCATTAAGCATGCATACAATGCTACTTTTGAGTGGTACTGTTTAAATAGAGCTGGATACGAAACTAATATATCTCAGTGGAGGTGCACTATGATGCACGCTACTTATTTAGGATTACCTGCTGGGTTAGGAATGACTGGTAAGGCAATAGGTATTGCAGAAGATAAGAAAAAGCTGACAACTGGAAGTAGATTAATTCAGTATTTCTCTGTGCCTTGTAAACCTACTAAAACTAACGGCGGTAGAACTTGGAATGATCCACACCATGATTTAGAGAAGTGGAAACTATACTGTGAGTATAATATGCAGGATGTAGAAGCAGAATATGAAATATATCAATATATAAAAGCTTTTGAAGTTCCATCAAAAGAACAAAAACTTTGGGAAATGGATATTCTAATGAACGCTAACGGAGTAATGGTGGATAGATCACTTGTAAATGGTGTACTTTCTATTGATTCAGAAAGTACTAATAATTTAACAGAGGAAGCTTTTAAAATTACTGAACTTGAAAATCCAAATAGTGTTAGCCAACTTAAAACTTGGGTTGAAAGTCAATTAGGAGAAGAACTTGATGGATTAACAAAAGATGTTATTTCTGACTTGTTATCAAGAGATAATTTACCGTTGAAAGTTAAAAGAGTATTAGAGATAAGGCAGCAACTTGGAAAAACTAGTGTTAGTAAATATGCAGCTATGGAAAATGCGATGTGTAAGGACGATAGAGTTCGAGGGCTGTTACAGTTTTACGGAGCTAACAGGACTGGTCGTTGGGCTGGTAGATTAGTGCAGGTTCAAAACTTACCTAGAAACTACATCGATACACTGGATACTGCTAGAAGTTTTGCAAAAGCTGGTAATTATGAAGCTTTAAAACTTCTATATGGTAATGTTCCAGATACACTTAGCCAACTAGTAAGGACTGCATTTATTGCTAGTAAGGATAAGTTTATAATAAGTGATTTTAGTGCTATTGAAGCACGTGTAATTGCTTGGTTAGCTGGTGAAGAGTGGGTTAATGAAGTATTCGCAACGCACGGTAAAATCTACGAGGCAACGGCTAGTCAGATGTTTAATGTTCCGATTGATAAAATCTCAAAAGGTAATCCTGAGTACAGCTTAAGGCAACGTGGTAAAGTAGCAACATTAGCATTAGGATATCAAGGTGGTGAATCAGCTTTAATAGCAATGGGGGCTGATAGAATGGGGCTTACTAGTGAAGAACTTACGGATATTAAAGTTCGTTGGAGAGAAGCTAATAAAAACATTGTCCGTTTGTGGTATGCAGTTGGAGATGCTGTAATTCAAGCAATGAATGGAAATGGAACTCAATATGTAAGAGGACTTGAGATTCAACGTGAATGGGATATGATGTATGGCCTTGATTTTATATCAATTAAATTACCTAGTGGCCGTTCACTATATTATCCTAAGCCTTTTCTAAAACTGAATCAATTTGAAAAAGATGCACTTCATTATTACGGAGTCAACCAAACAACTAAAAAATGGGAAGTTAACTCAACTTATGGAGGAAAGTTAGTCGAGAATATTGTGCAAGCAATAGCAAGAGATTGCCTGGCGGAAACATTATTAAGATTATACGAAAAAAATTATGATGTTGTAATGCACATTCACGATGAAGTGGTAATAGATGCATACGACGATGAAAAACTAGAAGATGTAAATAATATTTTGGCCGAGCCTATTCCTTGGGCTCCTGGATTAGTGCTAAAAGGTGCTGGATTTGAAACTAAATATTATATGAAAGATTAGAAAGGAGGTTAAAAAGTGCAAGCAAATAGATTATTAGGAATTGCTAAAGCAAATCACAGAAAAGCAACTATTTGGCAAAATACAGATATTAGTTGGCTTGACTTTGTAGAAACTTTAAAATCTCCTGTTAGAACTCAAGAGAAATACGATGAATTTCTCAAGATGAAAAAATCGGATCAAGATAATTTAAAAGATGTCGGGGGCTTCACAGGTGCTAAGCTTTTAGATGGCCGAAGAAAAGCATCGAACATAATCAGCCGTGATGTTGTATGTTTGGATTTAGATAATATTCAACCAAATATGACGGACGATATCTTAAAGAGAGTAGGTTCGCTTGGATGTACTTCTGTTGTTTATTCTACGAGAAAGCACAGTAATTATACACCTAGACTTAGGGTGCTTATCCCACTTGATGAAAGCTGTACTCCTGATGAATACGAGCCAATAGCTAGAAAATTAGGTAGTTTATTAGGGATTGAAAATTGTGATCCAACTACTTTTGAAGTTAACCGTTTTATGTACTATCCATCTTGTTCTGTGGATAGTGAGTACATATTTCAGTTTTATTCAGGTCAATTTTGTAGCCGTGTTGGTGTGCTTAATATGTATGCTGATTGGACTGACATTTCAACATGGCCACACGTCCCTGGTCAAGACACTAAACAAAAACAACTTTTGGCCCGACAACAAGATCCATTAACTAAAAGTGGGTTGGTTGGTTCATTTTGTAAAGTTTATGACATCACATCGGCCATCCAAACTTTTATTCCAGCTTTATATGAAGCAACGGCCACTCCTGATAGATATACTTTCACAGGAGGTAGTACTTCTGGAGGAGCAGTGCTTTACGATAATAAGTTCCTTTACTCACATCACGCAACAGATCCATGTTGTGGCCAACTTGTTAATGCTTTTGACCTAATAAGAATACACAAATTTAGCAACCTTGATGAGAACATAAAAGACGGAACTCCTGTAAGCAAATATCCATCTTACACGGCCATGAAAAAACTAGCTCTTGAAGATGTTAATGTAGCAGCTTTGATGAATAGTGAAATGGTGGCCAACGCTAAGGACGTTTTTAAAATTGTATGTAGTGATGAAGAAAATAATCAAGCTGAAGATGAATTAAATTGGCTTTCTCAACTTGAAAGAAGTGAAGAAGGTAAAATTCAAAAGACTATTAATAATATAGTTTTAATATTGGAAAATGATCCAAACTTAAAAGATAAAATTGCTATTGATATTTTTAGTAATAGAGGATTAGTCTTTGGCCAACTTCCGTGGGATAAACATTATGACCCAAATAAAGACCATAGAGATTGGTCTGAAGTTGACGATGCATCCTTTTCTAGATATCTTGAAACGGTTTATAAAATAACGGGCCAGGATAAGCAAGATAAAGCTTTATTAATAGTTAGTGATGGTAATCGAATTAATTATGTTGAAAGATATCTAACATCTTTACAATGGGACGGTGTGCCTAGAATAGATAATCTACTTATTGATTATTTTGGCGCAGCTGATAATGTATTTTCTAGAGAAGCTATCCGAAAAAGTTTAGTAGCCGCGGTGGCCAGGGCCATAATTGGTGGAGTTAAATTTGATGTAATGACAATTTTAGCTGGGCCACAAGGAGTTGGTAAGAGTACTTTCTTTTCAATATTAGGTAAAGAATGGTTTAACGACAGCTTACAAACTTTTGAAGGTAAAGAAGCTTCTGAACTTATCCAGGGAAGCTGGATTGTAGAAGTAGGAGAACTTACCGCAATGAACAGGCATGATACGAATGCAATCAAGCAATTCTTGAGTAAAAGAGAAGATATTTACAGGGAAGCTTATGGAAGACGAACAAGCAAATATCCTAGAAGATGTGTTTTCTACGGGACTTCAAATGATGATGAATTTTTAAAAGATCCAACTGGAAATAGACGTTTTTGGCCTATTGATATTTGTGTAGGTGAGATTAAAAAAAGCGTTTGGGACGATTTGCCAAAAGAGGTTGACCAGGTGTGGGCCGAGGCTTACGCATTATTTCTAATGGGTGAAAGCTTGCAACTTAGTAAGGAGGCAGAAGAGTTGGCCAATGTGGCACGGGAACACCATAAAGAATCAAACGCAAAAGAAGGTTTAATTCGTGATTATCTGGATAAACCGATTACTGAAAACTGGTATTCACTTGATAAAAGTTCAAGATTAAATATTTTATCTGGTGATTTCGATAAAGGATCTAAAATGGTATTTAGGCAAAAAGTGTGTGCTGTTGAAGTATATGAGGAATGCTTAAAAGGTGATTTACGATTTATGAAGAGAACTGATGCAAAAGAAATAAATCAAATAATTAGTAATATTGTTGGGTGGGTTAAGGATGAAAAAACAACACGTTTTGGAAATTACGGCCCTCAAAAAGGATTTAAAAGGGTGTAACTTTGAGTGTAACTTTGAAAATAGAAAGTTACAAATCAAAAATCAAAATGTAACTTTGGTGTAACTTTGGAAAAATATAAAACCTTATTATATCAATGGTTTAACCAATCTAATGTAACTTTAAAAATAGAAAGTTACACCTAAAGTTACACCTTATAAACGTTGATATAATAGCTCTAGTAAGTATTTCATATATTAATTTGTAACTTTAAAACCTATATATAATATAAAAATAAAGGAATTATAGAAAATATAGGATTATATAAATCTATAATATCTATAATATCTATGTTTTATATACTATATAGGGAAAATAAAGTTACAAGTTACAAATTAAAAATTTTAAAATTGAGAGATGATTTTGACAAATGGAAATATCAGAAAAGCAAATTGAAAAATATTTAGTAAAAAAAATTAAAGATAAAAAGGGCCTGTGTTTAAAATTTGAGTCTCCTGGATATTCAGGTGTGCCTGATAGGATTATTATTTTAAAAAATAAACCAGTGGCTTTTGTAGAATTAAAAAGGCCTGTTGGTGGCCGATATTCAGCAAGGCAAAAATTAGTAGAGAGAGATTTTAATAGATTAGGCCAGAAAGTTTATAAAGTAAAAAATAAAGAAGAGGTAGATAAGTTAGTAGAGGAGTTGATATCGTGAGAGAGTTTATCCCGCATAAATATCAATTAACAGCAATTAATCATGTAATCAATGTTCCAAAATGTGGACTATTTCTTGATATGGGGCTAGGTAAGACAGTATCAACATTAACAGCAATTAAGGAATTAAAATACAATAGATTTCAAGTAAATAAAGTGTTGATTATTGCACCGAAAAAAGTGGCCGAGGGAACATGGTCGAAAGAAAAAGATAAGTGGAATCACACAAAAGATTTTAGAGTAAGTCTAGTGTTGGGAAGTCAACAAAAGAGAATTAAAGCTTTAAGTGTAAATGCAGATTTATATATTATCAATCGTGAAAATATTCCATGGTTAGTTGATTATCTGAGAAATGATTGGTATTTTGATACAGTTGTGATTGATGAAAGCAGCAGTTTTAAAAATAGTCAAAGTAAGAGATTTAAAGCTTTGAAAATGGTACTACCAAAAATTAATAGGATGATTGAGTTAACAGGAACTCCTAGTCCAAATGGTGTAGAGGACTTGTGGGCCCAAATATATTTACTAGATCAAGGTGAAAGATTAGAGAAATATATTACTCATTTTAGAAATAGATATATGGAGCCTAATAAGAGAAATAGAAGTCAAGTTTTTGATTATAAAGTAAAAGAGGGTGTGTATGATCATATCATAAATAAAATATCCGATATTTGTATAAGTATGAAATCTGAGGACTATTTAGAACTTCCAGATTTATCTTACAATGAAATACCAGTTGTTTTAAATAACAAAGCTAGAAAAGACTATGACAAAATGGAACGTGATTTTGTCCTGGAGCTAGAAGAAGCAGAAGAGGATATAACAGCAGTAAATGCAGCTGCATTATCAAATAAACTATTACAAATAAGTAATGGTGCGGTATATGACAATTCAGGAATTTACACAGAAGTGCATAATGCAAAAATAGATTCATTTCTTGAATTGGTAGAAAGTTTACAAGGGAGAAGTCTTTTGGTATTTTACAACTTTCAACATGACAAAGAACGAATTAAGAAAGCTTTAGAAAAAAGCGATTTAGTAGTTAGAGAATTAAAAACTACACAAGATGAAGATGATTGGAACGCAAGAAAAATAGATATTTTATTGACACATCCAGCAAGTGCTGCATATGGTCTTAATTTGCAAGAAGGTGGAAATCATGTGTGTTGGTTCGGTTTAACTTGGAATTTAGAACATTACCAACAAGCTAACAAGCGACTACACAGACAAGGCCAAAAAGAAAAAGTAATTATTCATCACTTAGTAACGCAAGATACGAGAGATGAAGATGTAATGCGAGCATTAGACAGTAAAGCGGATGTTCAAGAAGAAATATTGCAAAGCTTGAAAGCTAGAATTAGAAAAGTTAAAGAAGGTAAGTAGAAATGACTAACTTACAAAAAATAATGGATAAACAAAATATTAATGATTATGAATTATATGAGAAATCGGGAGTACATTACAACGTTATTAAATTAATTAGAACAGGACAACGAAAGACACCACGATTTTCAACGTTACGAAAATTAGCAAAAGCGTTGGGATGCACAGCAAGAGAAATAGGAGGATAAACATGGCAAAAAAGATTAAAAAGAATAAATTCACCATCAACAGTCCAGGTAGTAAAAAAATAAAAGAACAAGAAGAGAGGTTAAAAATCCGTTTGGAAGCAAGAACAGAGATGCTTGCAGAGTTTACAACCATATTAGCTTGGGTACTTAGAGCGAATTACCATTTTGGTAAAAAAAGAATCGAACAGTTGATAGAAGCTGTGTACGAGATGAAAAGCGACACTAACATGGAACGATACGGTCAAGAACTATTAAAAGTTGAAGATATGCCATCACAACTGTTGGATGAAGTGGGATTGGATATCAACGAGTTGATAAGTAAGTTGGTAGAGAAACATTTGATTAGAGTGAAGGAGATTAAGAAATGAAAAATGAAGATGTGTTAACTTTTATTCCTATATTACTCACTGGTTTTCTGTTGGGATGTGCGCTGATGACAATTCTCTGTACATACAGACCGGACAAAATGGAAAAAGAAAACAAAGAATTGAAAATGGAAAATCATAAATTAGAACAAAAACTTTTGAAACTTTATGATGAACAAGCAGAACAAACTAAAAAAATAGCAGAATTGAACGGAATTGGAGGATAAGGAATGTTAAAAAGAATTTGGGACAACATAGAAATTATATTAATTACACTATCAATGTTATTAGCAATGTTTACAGCTGGATTAATATTAGGTGTGTATGTGTCAAGCAACACTATAGAGGAGCTTTCTAATGACAATATCGTTAAAGAACGAACTATCCAACAACAGAAAGAAAAGATTAGACAGTTGCAAACACTTAAGCAGTTGAAGGAGATTTACGGGTAATGAGAGAAACAAAAATAATACATTTTAATTTTTATGTTGGGAAAAAAGTTCCTGGTTTAGAAGATGAATTAAATTTTGAACTTGAATTAAGAAATAGAATAAAAGATCTTGAAGATGGAGGTTGGGAAGTTGATGAAGTAAGAATTTTCGAAAAACCACCAATTAAAGATTGGTTCAATATATTTTTAGTACTGAAGAGAGGTTAATTATGATTAATAGAGTAATAACATTTAAAAGTACAGCTGAATTGTTGGCTGATAAGATTAACAATTATATTAAAAATGAATTAAATGAAGATGAATACGTTATGGATATTAAATATATCAAAGACGGTAAACGATATAAACGAGGAGAAAGTGGAAAAATTGAACTTGAAACTTTTGTGACAGCTAATGTACATATAAGAGGAGTAGAAAAAAATGAACTATGAAGAATTAAGAAAAGCTAATGAATTAGTAGATTAATTACATAATATTAACTGGGTAATTAAAACAATAGAAAGAGAAAAACATGTTCATATGCATTGTTTCAACTATAAAGTTATACTTTTTGATGAGCAAATGGAGAAAGTATTAGATATTTTAAAAGAAATCAGAGATGAAATGGTTAAAGAATTAAATGAATTAGGAGTGACGGAGGAAGAATAAAATGGTTAAAAGAGTAGTAACGATAACAAGCGAGAATATAAAATTAGGAGATGAAATTAACGAATTTATTTCAAATGAGTTAAATAATGGTGAATATGTTATAGATATAAAAATTATGGAAAGTGGCAGAAGTGCACAAACAAAAGAATCTTATCTAGTAGGTGGAGGGACGTGGACGCATCAAACAGTTTATTATACAGCGTACATTTATGTAGTGGAGATACTTTTATAATGGAATTAAAAGCAATGTTTATAATTGATATTCTAC